GCATAACTCTACTTCTAGCTTGTGCCTCACTTACTGCTTTTGTATAATGTATCTTTTCATATTTTTGAACATTACCATCACCATAATCATGTATTGAAGTTTGTATTACTTTATAACTTTTTAATAGTTTTTTCATTATAACACTCCTTCTTCTAATTGTTGGTCTTGCCAAGCAGTATGCTCATCAAATTCTTTTGGTCTTTTTAAATCTTCTATTTCTTCTTTTAAACTATCTACTTCGCAATATAAATCTTCAACTGTATTTACTAATTCCTGTATTGTTATTACATCTTTACCATAAAATACTTTGTTTATAGTGTCATCATAATCACTTATTTTAATTAATATATCATCTAATTTCATATTATTCTACCTCCTTTTTAATAATTATATAATTATATAATATAAAAATCAATACTATTAATTAATATTTTCACTTTTTTTGTAAATATCTTCAATTTTGTTATTAAATTCATCAATTGTTATATTTTTTACATATAATTCACTTGCATAATAATATATTTTTTCTCTGATCCATTTATCTTTTTTAGATTCAATTCTTAATTGCTCAAGTTCATTTATATATAAATCAATATGATTTGGTATAGGTTCTAATTGTATTAACCATTCAATATAATCCATTAATTTATATTCATTTTTACAGACATTACACATTAAATTAATATCAAAGCACCCAAACTTATTATATACAGCTTTTAAAAACAAAATTAATTTTTTATGTTTTATAAAATAATCTTCTTTACCATATATTTTTTTAATTAATTCAGGTTGTTGTAAAAAACAAGATATAATAGACATTTCTAAATCTTCATATTTGTTCATAATAACCTCCTATTTTTATATAAACTTACATAATTCTTACCAAAAACTAACCAAAATCTAACCATAATTCCTTATAAAATAAAGGATTCTAACTATTCTAACCAAATTTTCTATACACTTCGTATGCGAGAAAAGATATTTTTTTATTTTTCTATATATATATGTGTATATCCCAAAAACGGTTAGATTGGTTAGTTTGCCTTATTTTATAACAAATTTAGGTTAGTTTTTTAGGTAGAATCAAGTTAGATTTTTTAAATTAGGTTAGTTTTAACTTAATATAAGTTCCTTTTTCTTTTCTAACAGTTGTACAATGTACACATTTTCCTTGTGAATTTGGTTCTAAAAATCCACTTTGAACCCACTCTTTTTTTATTGTATTAAATTCAAATCCACCTTTTTCAAGTTCTCTATATAATATTTGAGCGTTTATAGTACAAGTCCACTCATCTTTAATACCCCAACATTCACCATAATTATTATCTTCAAATTTTTTCCAATTTGCATTTATTATTGAAGTAATATATTCCATAGCTTTAATTGAAGTTTTTATTTCATTTTTATCATTTATATATTCAATAATATCTTTAACTTGTAAAATGTAATCATCTTTAAATATACACTCATTTGCTAATTCGTTTGCTAATAGTATAGAAGCCAACGATGACGCTTGTTTATCAGTTGCATTGGTAGTTGATAGTATTTTATCTAAAATGCCCTTAAAACGGCTAAAAATAGTGTCAAAACCAATATTTTGAATATACTTAATATATTCCTTACCAGCAAATCCATAATTTTCTTTAATAACTTTTGCTATATCTTGACCATTTTCAATTATTTTTTCACCAATTTCCATATCTATAACTCTGTTATATACTTGTTCTCCTGCATTTTCTTTTACTAATCTATCATTGCTTGTAAATAAGAAATTATTAAACCAAACTTTTACTTCTTTTGCTTGACTATTTTTATTTAATCGACCTTTTTCAGTTCCATTGCAAAGATCCATAACTAAACTTTCTAAATCTAAATATTTATTTCTTTTAACAATTTGCAATTCATCAAAATAACAAGTAAAGTTTCTCATAAAACTTGCTACAACTGAATAATAGTTTTGTGTATTATTACTAGATAATCTTAATGCTCCAATATCAGGATTACCCCAAATTGACATTGCTATCATGCAAGATAAAGTTTTACCATTACCACTTAAAGAACTCCATAAATTAACCATATAAGGTTGTAAATTAAGTTTTTCAAGCAATGGACTAGCTAATGTAGTTGCCATTAATAATTTTATTATCTTGTGTTTTCTTAATTCAAATACACATTTTTTCCATTTATCATAGTTACCTTTACTTCCAATTGCTTTATAAATATTTCTAAAATCATCTGCACCATCAAAAATTCCATGTGAATCATAAGGTATAAAATCATTTTCTTTCCAGCCAATGTGTGAAATACTATCTAATTTTTTGATATTATTAATATTCATTATTTCATTAAAATAATTAATATAATATCTTACATTTTCACTTGTAACATCAAGCCCATCATCGCTTAATAACAATAATTTATTATTAATAGATAATTGACTTTTATCTACAATTAATTCTTTCCACTCATTTTCTTTATAAAAAATGATTTTAACCTTTTCTTTTCCTGTATCTTCATTAATATATCTTTCAACAGGAATAACAGGAATATAACTAAATTTTGTATTAAATCTATCAGTTATTCCATTAATTGTACAAGTATAATTACCCCACACATAATTTTCAATATCATATTTACATTTTGGTAGTTTACTATTTTCATCAATTGCTATTTTAGGTTTTAAAAGTTTTTCATATTTGTTTAAGCTTTCTTTAAATCTTTTTTCAACACCAAGTTTTTTTGCTTCAATAAAAAGTTTATCTTCTGCTTCAATTCTTTCAAATTCATTTTTATTAAAAAGGTCAATAAATGTTTCTCTATCAAATAATTTTTCTTCTGACATATTTATTTCCCTTTCTATCTAACCTTTTCAAAATAATCTTCTATTTCTGCATCTTCACTCATATATTTAGTAATACAATAAGCAACAACTTTTCTACAAGCTACTTTTCGATTAAAAATATTAGATAATGTCGGTTGTGTAATACCTATAACCTCACTTGCTATTGTTTGATTAATTCTAACATTAATATTTTCTTTTAACATATACATATTTGTTTCGCCTACCTTTCTACAATTATAATTTTACTTTATAAAACATTGCTTGTCAATATAGAAAAGCAATAAAAAAAGAACTTTTACAAGTTCTTTATATTTCAAAATCTGAATCATCAGATGTTTCAACAACACCACTAAATTCATTCACTGCATTATCAATTTTTTTATAAGTTTCATATTCAATAAATGTTCCATCAAGTAATTTAACTTTTGGAATTTTAACATTATCAACTTTGTCTAAACTCCTAAATTGAATTAATTTAGTTGCAGTTTTAGTTTTACCTTCTTGATCTTGATATTCTTCAAGTCCAAACACTAATCCTACTTTTTTACCTTTTAATTGTTCAATATCTTTATCCCAATTATATGTAAAATTAGGATTACTATTTTCAACTGCTGTTATAAATGCCTTTAACATTTTTTTGCAATTTTCTTCATCCTTTAAAGATACATATTTAGTAGCACTTGTTGACCATCTTTTATTCATATCAGTTATATTATCATATTGTTCTTGATAATAATTAGGTTGTTTATCAGTTTTGTCAGTATCTACTTCAACTTTTAAAGAAATATTACCACTCACTTGTGATTTATATTCCTCAACTGATTTAATAATTCCTTTATGTCCTCCTAGTTCTAATTTTTCATATTCTTGATTTACTTGAATTTCATCATAATCTTTTGGTTTGTTTAATATCATATTATTTTTCTCCTTCTTTCTTAAATATATTTCCACTGTATAACATTTTTCTTCCAATACTTACACCTCCTTTTGCCATTTATTTAAGCAAAAAGGACTTATATAAGCACTGGTATTTATGTCGAGTAAGCACCAATGCTTATATAAATCCTCTTTACTTACTCGACAATATAATTATATCATATTTTTAATATTCTTTCAATTCTTTAATAATTTCATATAAATCATTTTCAATATATTGTTTACCTTCATAGCAACCCATAGGTACTCTAGCTGTTGAATTTGGTGATGTCGTTTCAAACACATAATTACCATCATTGTTTTTAGCAATTAATACTGTGTCAAAATATTTTTCAAGCCCTATTTTATTTAATTTTTTACCATTTGTAAGAAGTCTTGTGAATCCTTCATCATCAGTTTGTGTATGCCCTATAAAAATAACTGTTATATCATCTCTTAAATCTGGTACTATATTAATCAAATTAAATATGCAACTTGCAAGATCAACCCATTTATCGAAGTTTTTATCTTTACTTCTTCTCATTTCATCGGCTATCATTATAGAGTTAATAGTATCTATTGCAATATATTTAATATCTTCTCTTTTTTCACTAATAGCCATCATACATTGTAAGATTTTTTCACCATCATTACTTTTAAAATAATTCTTTTTTTCTTCGTTGAAATCATTTTTCCAACCTTTATAATTTAACCCCTTTTTATCACAATCAATGTAATATAATTCATCTTTAGGAATATTACGAAGTGATACAGTTTTACCACTTGCTGGTTCTCCCATAACCAATAACATTTTAGCCATTTTATTAGCCCTCCTTAATTCTAAAATATTTTTTACTTCTTTAAAAAGATATGGCACTTCAATAATTTCATAATTATCAATATTCTCACTCATATAAACTATAAAAAAATCTTCAATCTTTAAGTTAGTATATTTTTCTACTAGGTATTTATAAATTGATAATTGTATGTAGTAGTGATTCAATGTGAAATCTTTTAAATGTGATAAAGGTACTTTCATATTCTTTGCATACTTTTCGTTTTTGTGAATATCACTATTTGTTTTGTAATCTACTAATACAAGTCCATTTGTATATTTATTAATAAATAAATGGTCGATAGCCGAAGCAATATCGTATTCTTCACTACCAATAACATATTCGTCTGCTAAATGTTCTAATCTATCTTTATAATCTTGATAAAAATGTAATGCTTGAAAATTTATTTTTTTTATATTTTCATCATTTGTTAAGCCTTTATTTGCTAACTTAAACGAATTTGCTAAAAAGGGTTCATCATGATGCCAGTCTGTTTTCCATAGGGTTTGTGCAAATTCATGACATAGGCTACCTTTCATACAAGCATATTTGTTTTTGTATTCCCATTCATCTAATATTTCTTGAATAGTTTTATTTTCTTTAATAGCAACTTTTTCAGCTATTTCTTGTGCATTAAATTCATTAGCATATTCTTCAATTAATCTAGTAACTGATATTCCAACTTGTTGACCTTTGTATTCATAGTAATGATCTTCTTCAAAAAACTTGAAATCTCCAAATGCCTTATTTAATTCTTGCAAGTATTTTTCTTTTGTCATTATTTACCCCTTTCATAGAGTATCTTGCGAACATAAGCACTTAAAGTAAGATGATTTTCTTTTGCTTCTCTTTTCAATTCATCTTTAAGTTCTTTTTCAACACACAATAGTATCTTTTCCATTTTCTACCTCCTATCTATTAAAAAGTATAACATATTTTATATATAAATACAATATACTTTTTATATTTTTTATATATTTTTTGTAAAAAAAAGAACATATTTTAATGTTCTGTTTTATTGACTGGCTAACTCACTAGGACTCGAACCTAGATCATTGGTTTTGGAGACCAATATTCTACCATTGAACTATAAGTTAATGTTTATTAGCTCCTTGAAATAGATATAAGCAACTTTCTCGGTTCAGTTTCATTTAATTGCTCTGTATTCACAGTATTCCTAGGATTTAGACTTGTCATAAACAATTAACATATAGTTGCCACGAACCTCTATATATCTACTTCAAGCAACTAACAAGTAGTTGCTCATATGTTGTTACTAGTGATATTTCTATCACTAACTTCATTATATTTATTTTTAAAGTTTTGTCAACTATTGTTGATTTAACCAATGTTGAAATGCTTTTACCATAGCACTTGGATTTGAAACACAACCGTCAATTGGAGTGCCTAACCATTGTTGCATTTTAGAAATTGTTTCACTACCAATATATCCATCAGGATTAGCACCTATTTTATTTTGAATACATCTAATTAATGGACTTCCACCATTCATAGAATCTTGCCATTCAAATGTACTAGATAATAATCCAGGATTTTCATCTTTCCACCAAATTAACTGATTAGAAACAATACCATCTGCTAAACCACTTTGAAATACTTCTTGTGCTTTAATGGTAGTATCTCTTCCCCATAAACCATCTTCATCTATCTTATGAGTAGGAGTTGGTGGAGTAGGTGGTACTGGATCATCTAAATGGTTAAGACCAAGTTCTCTTATAATAACTGGATAATCTTTATAAATGTAGTTACCATCTACATTTTGTCCACCTATCCAAGTAGAACCAAATTGCCATATTCCATAATTAATTCCATATTCTGGATATGGTGGTTCACTATCCCATAATGCTATCCACCAATCATATTTAGAATTTAATGCACTTCCTGATAAAATATTTAGATACCAATTAAGATTAGTATAAACACCAAAATAATAACCTGCATTTTGAATTTCAGTACCAAATGCTCTTACTATTGCATCTAAAGTGCCTCTTCCTAAACCAATAATAGAAGGATCTTCTATATCTAAATAAATAGGTAAATCAAATTTTTTACCATTTATTAATTCTAAAAATCTTCTAGCTTCATTTCTTGCTTCGTTTTCATTAGTAGCATAAGTATACCAATATGCTCCTAAATGAACATTTCTTTTTATTAATTCTTCATAATGTTCTTGAAACATATTATCTTCAGTAACATCAAAACCTGCTCTTAATATTACATATTTGCAATTATTAACTATATCATTATAATCTATTCCATTTTGCCATGTTGATATATCTATACATAATTCTTTCATATTATTCCTCCTATTTGATTTCTTTATTATAATTATAACTAGATATTCCTAATATAACACCTAATGCTGTATCTACTGCCATTATTGTAGCTGATATTTCTACACCATATGGTAAATTCCATATTTTAAATATAGTAGCTACACAAGTTGCTATTGCAGGTAATACATATTGTGCTATTGCTTTTAAAACATCATATACTTTATTATTAAACTTCATAGTTTCCTCCTTTATTATAATTATAACATTAAATTAATAAATAACAAAATTGGAGCACCTGACAGGATTCGAACCTGTGATAATGGTGTTGCAGACCATCTTCTTAAACCACTTGAATACAGGTGCATATATGTGTGATTAATTAACTAACCACACATTTTCTACTTCTCTATTTCTACAATCAAATGTATCATATATTACACCATTTTTAGAACATACTATATGACCTTTCATTGTTATAAGTAAAGTGTTATTTGGAAATAACGAAGAAACATATCCTACACTTCCATATAAACCATTTAACCTTTGATAGGTTCTATCTAAATAGTTTCTTACAAATTCCCTTTTATCTAATAATGTACCTTCATATTGTGCTATATCACTTAAATAATCATATACATAATCCCACGATTTATTAGTAGCACAACTTATTGCCCTTATAACACAGTCATCTTCATATTTATTAACTGCATTTGCATTATAAAATTTATACATTATCTCATACTTCTTTGTAATGTTTCATTTAACATTTGATGTTGTTGTGGTGTTTCAGCTTCTTCATGTAAATATTTAACAAAATCTTCTAATGATTTAACCATATATTCAAATGATTTTTCACTTTCTTGACTTCCTGCACCATATCTTTCACGTGATTCCATATAGCGACCATACTCACTTGACATTCTATCTAGTGCTTCATCTCCTCTATATCTCATATCACGTCCTCTTGCACCATAGTTACCACGTCCATATTCTCCATAATTATCACGTCCATAACTATCATATCCTGGTCTTCTTCCACCATAGTTTCCATAGTTTCCATAATTACCATAATTCATACTTTCATCCTCCTTTGCTATGTGGTTTATTTTAGAAAGTTTATAAAGATGATCTAGGTTATTTGTAGTTATACCCTCATCTAATATTTTTTTAATACTTTCTTCAGTTTTAGTTTTTAATTGTTCTTCCATTAGTTTTCCTCCTTTCTTAAAAGAGTTAATATTTCTTCTTGGTTTTTAAGTATTTGTTTTAAATACTTTTCATCTTGAGTTTGTAGTTCTTGCATTAAATCACTATTATTATAATCTTTAAATAATATTTCTAAACTTAATGCTTGTAATATTAAACTTAAATTATCTATTCTATTATTCATTATCTATTTAATCTTGATATACTAAATGTAGCATTAGTTATAATTGCTTGTGTAGTTGCTATTGGTGTTGTAGAGTCAGTTGGTGTTGGTACACTTGAAACACTTTGTACTGATATATTAGTAGTTCCTCTAGGACATACTCTTAATTTTTTATCAAATGAAATTGTTTCATAGTCATCTGCTGCATCAATAGTTACAGCTCTTAATGTATCAGGTATCATTACACCATCTTGGAACAATGCTAATGCAACAACACCTGCTGTTGCTGTACTTACAGAAGCACTAAATTCTACATCATAATAACCTGTATATCCATTTCCAAATATTTTAAAATTAGGATTCCCATTTGAATAATCTAACCAACCACAGCAAGTAGCACATCTTGTTCTTATATCTGTTTCATCAAAAGTTATTGGACTTGCATTACTTGGTAATACTAATGGTTCATTAATTAAAGTTTCTATCATTTTATCTCTCCTTTCATATTTACACAATAGAATGTAATTTATTGTGTGTTTTTACATATCTTTTCACAATATTTTTATTTTTATTGTGTATTTTTAAAATAAAAGAGAATAGAACTATGCCTATTCTCCGTTAAACGCCATTAAATAGCGTTAAATTAGCAAGTTCTCGTATTCGAGTTTCCTGTAATCAGGTATTTGCTTAAATAAATTGACTTGTTACTCCAGTACAACCACAACCATTATTGTTGCAACTGAATATTCTTGAATTTCCATAGACAGGTACTGTATCAATAGGGCAATTTTTTAATTCTTGATAGATATTTGACACTATTGATTGAGTTTGTGCTAATTGACTTGCATTTAAGTCTTTCATTAAGATTTCTCTATTTAATTCTGCTATCTTACTATCTTTTTCATCTAATCTATCTCTAAAGATTTCATCAATTATTTTTTGAGTGTTAGCAGTTTGATTAACTAGAATATCTTGTCCTATTTGTCTTAATACTTCTCTATCAGAACAATTTTCACTTATTACAGTTGATTTTAAATCTTGTGTAGCAAGTTTATTATCACAGCAACATTGTGCTAATTGACTTTGTAGATTAAATGCAGTATTCATATTAGCCATTTGTCTATTATTTGCACTTATTTCTGCATTATAGAAGCCATTTGATACTGTTTGGTTCATATCAGCACAGCAATTACATAATTGGTTAGATAATGAATAAATACCACTATTTACAGTATCTAATTGGTTAGATAAATGTAATGTGTCAAATCCATTATTAGTATTTTGCATTATTTCTTTTTGCCCGTTAGATAACCAAGCATAACCATTATCAAAACCACCATTGAAGAAGCCACCATTACCATTATTTCCCCAACCTCCAAATAGAGCAAGTAATAAAATTACCCAAATGAAATCAGATCCATAACCACCAAAACCACCATTACCAAATCCACCCATCATAGGCATTACTGGGTATGCGTAGCCATTACCATTGTTGGTTGCTAATTCCACAGTAGGTTGAATACCATTATTCATACTTTATCTCTCCTTTCTAAATATTTAAGTCGCTAGTAAACTTATATGAGAGTACATAAACTAGCATATACCCTCATATAAGGTTATTAACCTTATTTTTGCTGACCAAACATAGACATCATATTGTCCCATTGTTGTCTTTGTTGAGGGTTAAAATTGTTTATAGTTTCATTTAATAATTCTTCTGGATTATTATTTTTTCTTGCTTGTTGATACTTTTTGAACCCCTCTGGATTTCTCATTTTTAATTGTTGCTCCATCTGGTTCATCATATTCTGTGGTATCTGTTGTATCTTGTTTTGTAATAACATTTGTATCATTTGAAACATTTTCTATCTTTCCTTTCAATTCTTCTATTTGCTCTTGTAAAAATTCTATTTGTAAGTCCTTTTCATCTTTTGGTATAATCTCATTTAATTCATAAGTTTTAATATCTCCTTTTGCACTTTTAAGCCATAATACTGACATATCTTTACTAAAAAATGGTGTATCATAAAATATCTGTTCTTTATATACATCATCAATAGTATTTGCGTATCTAATAGTATGGTTATTAGTAGGTGCTAATTGAAATGTTTGATTTATACTAGGTTGTTGTTGATTCATATTGTTTTTCATTTGTTGTAATTTTGATATTTCATTGTCAATTCTTTCATTCATATTTTGTTGATTAAACATAGAATTATAATTTGACATATAAGGATTATTATACATTTTTATCATCTCCTAAATAATTAAAAGGAGGCAATATAATAAATGTGTTTTATTACGATTTATCATATTCAATTCCTCCTTCTAATATAAGTTTAATATTGTTATTAGAATTAAAACTGCAAAAAAAAAGCAACTATTTTTTTAAAATAGTCGCCTTTGTTATTTCTAAATCGCAATAATCTTTGTATAACTTTTTTAATTCTGCTAATTCATAGCCAATTGTCCTTTCGCTCATACCCAATTCATTACTTATTTTTATTCTTGTTTCTTTTTTTCTATACATATCTAACAATTTTATCTGTTCGTCAGTCAATTTTACTTTTTTAATAAAATCTTGAAATATAAATTCTATTCTTAATTTATTAATCATACTTCGCCTCTTGGTTTCATTATATTACTATTAAATGTTTATATAAAAAGGCAAAATATTTGCAAAATTTCGTAAAACTCGTAAAAATTCGTAATTTTAGATCAAATAAAATGGATTTTACTATTATCTAATAATTTATTATATTTTTCAGCTATTTCTTTTTTTCTGTTTCTAATTGTGCCTTCAGTATAACCAACTTGTTTCCCTATATCACAATTATTAACGCCTTTTCTCCATAATTCTAAAATTTCTCTTTCTTTTTTTGTTTCATTAAAATACATAGATGACATAACATATTTGAATAAATTTTCGTTTTCTATAAAAACATAATAATTTTTCATATTACACTCCCTTTTTTTATTAATCGGGTATTATAATCTATATTTCAAAAAAATGCAAATAAAAAAAGATATATTATTTCAATATATCTGTTTTAACAACTACCCAAGCATCCATTTTTTGTTTCAATGTATCAATATAATCATTGCCACCAAGTTGTTTATATATTTTAAATAGATTCAACCAGTTACGTAAAACATAATCAGATATTTCACCCATTTCATTATAAACAAAATATGTATTAGTTAATTGTGCTTGTAATAATGTCAATAATGCTTGATTTTGTATTTCTTCATTTTCGGTTTTATCTTTTAATTTTTTTTTGTAATTTTTTATAGCACTAACACAATAACCTAAAATACTACTAACAACAAAAGTTATCGCTGTACTAATTATTGTAGTTACCATATTTCCTCTTTTCTTCTACTCTTACCAAAAAAATTATACCACAATTATTTTAAATTAACAAATTTACCTTGTTTTGTTTTTTTTACTAATTTATTATATTTCATAGCTAGATCGTTATATATATCTTTTGAAACCGAATTTTTTATTAATTCTTGTGCTAACACTAAACCATTTCTATATTTATCCCAATCCAATTCAAGAGTAAATATATAATTAACTAACCATTTTCTATTATTATCATAATTCATTTCTAATAAATCATTTATTTCAGCTTTGGTCATTTTATTTTCCTACCTTTATTATCTTTAATTTTTTCTTCTGCATTTAAGAATTTTTTATAAAATAAATATTTTTTATATATTTCATCTTCAATAGCATATATTTCAGAATTTCTTTCATAGTTTAATTTATCATCTTTTGCTAATGCTTTTAAGTAAGACCATTTTTCATAAAGTTCTTGTGTTTTATCTCTAACATTTTTACTCATTTTACACCACTTTTTTCTTTTTTTCTCTTAATTTATTCTTATATTTATTCATTTGGTCTATTGCATATTTTTCATTTTTTGTAGCTTCTTTAATTTGATCTTCTAATTGATAAATTCTTTTTCTCATGTTTCTTTTAGTTTGAATACTTATTTCTAAATATTCTTTTAATTTTTTAAGTAATTCTTTAATTAATTCTTTCATAAACAACCTCACTATTATCTTTTTGATCTATTATTTCAACATTAATTGCTAATGTTAATAAAAATAAAACTACTAATAAAACTACTAATAATATTTCTAATAAACCTTTAACCCAACCTTTTAATTTTCTTTTTTTCATAATTCTACCTCCATTTTTTTAATTATTTTTTTGTTTTTTTAAAATATTTTTCATAAATTCTTCAATTAATGAACTAACTGATTTTCCAATTATAATTGAATATACCTTAAAATCCTTATAATTTTTTTCATCAACATTAATTGTATGTATTTTTTTCATTGCTTACCTCCTTTTACTTATTTAATTGTATAATATAATTATATAAAAATCAATATTTTTTCATAATTTTTAAAATTTTACATTAAAAATGTAAAAAAAGAATCATCTTTGTGATGATCCTTCTTTATTTTTATATGTTAGTTTAACTCCTGCTTTGTCATAGCTTTGCCACATTATTATTTTTTTTAAATTAACATTTTCTTCTTTTAATCTTTTTATTTCTTCTTCTAATTGCTTTATTTTAATATCTTTTATATCTAGTTGTTCCATTATGCACCTTGATTTGCTATGTATTCACTTTTTATTTGTACATTTGTTAATCTAGGAAATTTTTCTTCTACCCAATCTTTTGATGCTTGGTCTCTTACTAATATTAAACAATTATCTGGTACACCTGTTGTAGCATCTGCTCCAAACATAGTTCCATAACTTCTCATTCTATCTGACTTAGAAAATTGTAAACTTGATAAATCTATTTTTTTCATAGAAACACAACCATTAAACATACTACTAGCTTTAATATTGCAATCTAGACTTGATAAATCTACTTCTTCTAGTAAAGGACAATTTAAAAACATATAACTAAAATCAGCAGGACTCCAAGTTGAATTAAAATTACTCATATTTACTTTTTTTAATTTAGGACTGTTACTTAAAAAATTTGTCCCACCAATATAACTTGGTATACTCCAACTAGTTAAATCTACTTCTATTAATTCTTGTGAATTAGCTAAAAAACTAGTAAAACCACTACAATTTGTAATTGTCATTTTAGGTAATTCTGTAAAAGAATTATACCTAAAAAAATTATTCAAATTATTACTACGATTAGAAGCATCTATAAAAATAGGGTCTGGCAATTTTTTAACCATTATAATACCCATAGCATCTTGTGCTGGTGGTGTAATTGAATTCAAAAAATACTCACTCATATCTGCTGGTACATTTACATCAGCACTAGCATAACTAGATACATCTATATCTGTACCATTTTGAGTTATTGTTATTTTGCCACTTGGTTGTGGTACATTAGTTGTTACACTTACACTACTCATTCCATCTTTTCCTTGTGTTGGTTCTATTAAAGTTGTTGTATTTGTACTTATTATTATACTTTTATCTTCTAATTGCTTTTCTGGTACTTGTACATTTGCTGTTGCATAACCACTTACATTTGTTACTCCATTTTGTGTTATGTCTATTTCTCCTGTTGGTGTTACTCCACCTTTTTTCTTTCCAATTACATAACTTACTATATCATCCATTTTTTACCTCCTTTTTTAAAACTCTAACCATTGTTGAGATTCTGCATTATAAAAATATATTTTTCCTGTATCCATTTCAATAAATGAGCTTCCATTTGTTATATTTTCTATTGGTTTAGTATCTGTACTTAAACCTCTTATTTCTAATATTGCATTGTTCTTGTCTTTTATATTTATTGACTCTCTTGTTATTGATATCATATTTTATTCCTCCTTTTATTTTATATTAACATAATTTTTCATTTATTCAAAATTAATCACTTGCTTTTGTGTATCTTATTTCATAATATATTGTTACATTTAATACTGGAAAAGCCCCTCCTCTTTGATAACCTAAATTATATCCTTGGTCAATCCATAATCTTTGGAAATCATCACTTCCAACATAATAATTTCCAACCATTATAGTTCCTTCTCCACCTTCTGTAAAATATCTATATATAAATAAAACACCATAATCGCTTCTTGTAAAATGTTCTATATCCCAAGTTAATGTACCACTTGTTACTGTATAACTTCCCCATCTTGAATATAATGGTTTTCCATCAATCCAAGTTCCTATTCTTTGCTCTGTATTTAAACATTTTTGTAAACCGTCTATTATTCTTCCACCAACTTGTAAATCTCCACCTAATATTTCGTCATAATCGCGCATTATTCCTACACCATTTCTACTTAATGATATGTTTGGTATTGCACTGGATAATACTGTTTCAAATTCTACACTTGATAATTTATCTTCTAATACTATTTTTATATCATAAGAACTATCTAAATCCCAAGTTGTATCTGCATTATCACTTCTGATTAAACCACTAAAACTAAATGTATTATTTGTAATTGTTGGTGTTATATTAGTCATAGAACTTCCTAAATCTATCCAAGTAGAACTATCTGTCTTTTTAAATAGATATTTTGCTGTATCAAAATCATTACTTACACTTCCAAAACTATCATTCCAAATACTACCACTATAAGTTAATGTTACATTTCCACCAACACCACCACTATCTCTTACAACAGAATAATTTGTATCTCTTACTAATGGTGTATAATCTTTAACACTACTAGCAAACTTTCTTACTAATGTAGAATTACCTCTACTATCTATTGCATATATTTCATAAGTACCACTCATACAATTATTTATAGTTGTGCTTATTGTACTATCACTATAATTTAAGTCTAATGTTTGTGTTCCTACTATAATTCTATATTTAACCATTGTAGCACCTTTTTGTGCTACTGCTTTATCTTGATTAGATATAGTTATTTGTATATTTGAATATCCATTAACATTTATAGTATTATCTCCTGTTAATGCAACTGTTGTTGGATTAATATCTGCAAAATCAAAATCTGTAAATACTGGGTCTGCTCCTGTTATTCTAGCAGTTATTATAACTTCATTTCCCTCACTTATTCGTGTTAAACCATCACTACTCCAAGTTTCTACTGCAAATCCTAAATTAAAACTATTTACTGTTGTATATCTTGAATATAAACTAGATATTGTTGCTTGACTTAAAGTAAATGTTGCATCACTCGTGTTATATGGTATTTTTTCTAGTTCTTCTATAAAAGGTAAAGATATTCTTAATTTATAAGTATAATCTACATCTGTCATTTTAGTATAATTTACACTAAAATTACCATCTATATCAGTACCACTTACACTATTAGTTATTGTTCTGTTTATTTTTGTTAATGGTTGATTTCCACTATCTCCAACATTTCCTAATCCTTGTGTTCCTGTATCACAATTCCAACTCCAACTTACTGTCTTTGAACCATCTGGATTATGTGCTATGTTATTAAAAGTAAATGAAGTATTTACATAACCACCTACGGAATATGAAACAATTTGACTTTGTGTTACACCATTACAAGTACAATATAAAGGTTCATTATAAAAATATGTATAAGGATTATCTGTATGAAAATAAATGCTAATAGTTAATGAAGAAGTATTATTTTCAATACTTATATTACTTTCACTAAAAGTTGTTGATTTATTTATTGCCATAATTTCCTCCTATAATCTTGTAATCCAAGTATGACTACCTACTTCTTGAATTAACATATTTGCTATTGTTGCTTTTCTTTTTATTGTTGCTTCTTCTGTTTCCATACCTGTATCCAAGAACTTTGTTTTTACTTCTTCACTATCTTTATTTAATACTCTTATACCATCACTGTCTGCTCTAAACTTTGTATTTGTTTCACTCGAAATTATTTCTATCCCTTTTGATATATTTACTGTATCTGTTGTAGTTTCATTTTGATTTTGACTATATGCTAGTTTTACTTCTCCTGCATTTACCATTAAATCATAAATTTCACAAGCATTATCTACATCACTTTCAAAACTTACTTTTATATGTTGTGAATTAACATTTATTGTTCTAACTATTTCTGTATCATTAGTTTCTGTTAATTCTATTTCTTCATTATTTATAATAACGCTTACATTTGCTACTTGTATTAATTTTTTATATTTAAAACTCACTGTATACTTTCCATTAGGTACTAATTGTTCTTGATATAATGTATCATCTTGAAGTAATAAACAACTCATATTACTTGCTTTATCTTCTTTACCTTTTGCTACTAAACCATACCAAAATTCATAAGGATTTATTTGACTATCATTGCCATAGTTTTCTGCAAATAAACCAGTATTTCTAAATATATTATTACCACCTGCTTCACTAAAAGTATTTGTAATTCCTTCTTCTGCTGTTTGTACTAATATATTTACTTGTTCTTTTGTATACATATTACCAACACTATCTTCTGCATTTGTTACCCTGCTTGTTAGTGCAGTAATTTCTCCCTCTTGTTTATTTGCTATAATCCAAGTTTCATTTATTCTATTATCTGTTTTATCACTCTTTGTATAATCGGTATTTGTTTTTTCTGGTTCTTCTGTAATTATTGTTTCTGATAAACCTTGTGTTATTTCTACTGTATCACTTAACATAATACAATTATAAATTTCTTCTCCTATACTTACACTATATTTATCACATACATCATAATATACAATTCCTGTACTATCAAAATCACATATACTAAATTGTAAACCATCTAATTGGTCTAATATATCTTGCATATAAGTATCTCTATCATTAAAATTCATTATTTGATTTTCAATGATTTTTATTTCACATCTGCCATATTCTGCAACACTTTCTGCATCTTCTTCAAATATACTATCACTTTCACCTGCTCTACTTAATACTACTGTATTAATTGGTCCAAATGTTTTACCAAACTTAACATTTATATTTTTTAAATAACTTTCATCAATAGTATCATTTGTATTTGTAAAATATCTAACTTCTAATTTATCATCAGAACTTATACAAATATTACTTGCTGTTACTTGTGATAACTCATCTAATACATCTCTGTATGTATATTTTAAACCATCATATAAATCTTCATTTATAACTTTATCATAATTAGCAAAAGTATCACTGGTATTTTTAAATGTTAATCCTATTTTTGTTGCAACTGCTCCTATATAATCTCTAACAGTACAAGGATATTGTATACTAACTGCTTCATAATTCTTCATTGCATATAACATTTTATCGTAAGCTTTAATTATATAACTATTAGTATCTTCCTTAATTTCAACCTCTTTAACAACATAATTACCAAAGTTAAGGTATTCGTATGAATTATTTACTTTCAAGCCTAATTCGTAACTAAAATTAGTTCCAACTGGTATATTTTCATTACTGTCTACTTCTATATATTTCATTACTGATTTAAGTAGTTCGGTTTCATAGCTTATAGTAATAGAATTAAGTTTATCATTGCCTAACTCTATTGCTTCACTACCAGATATATATGATATTCTAGATTTTATTTGTCTACCAAATTTACTTATATTATTTTTAAAATAACTTGTATGTGTTTTCATAATTAACTCCTTGCTTTAATAGCTATAAATGATATTTGAAAATCACTATTTTTTCTATCATTACCTATTATAGTATTATTTGAATATGAATAATCACCTGTGTATGTGTCCATTTCTACTGTTGTTTTTTTGTTTGGATCATAATAAGATACTTTTTGATAAGCACTATCTAATATAGGAGTTAATATTTCAATTTCACTTTTTGTTAGTTTTCTAAATGATACTACTAATTTAGGAAATATACCAAGTAATGTTCCACTTTGTTCTCCTGCTAGGTTTCTACCTGAATCACTGCCCCAAAGTTTATTGTATTGATATTCTACACTTGTTATATATTGCCCTAAATTAACATATTCTTGATTTTCAATTTTTACTTTTAAACTATTTTTGTCAATATACATATATTACCTCCTAACTATTTGTAGTAAAACTATCTTCTGCCATTATTCTTCTAAACTCTCTTGCTACTTGTCTATTACCTACACTAACTGGTATTGTTGCATTTAATGTTATCCACTTGCCTATTTCTCTACCTAATTCTTCCATAGCTCTTTTATCTGTTAATGGTAAAATACCTTCTCTACCTGCTTCACCAGCCAATGCTCCACCAACTGGTACTCCTCTTCCTGGTTGATTAATAATACCTCCAACTGCTAATCTTGGTAATGAAATTGTACTTAATCTAGATATTTTTACTCCTGGCAAATTATTTATTACATTTATAGCACTATTTATTGCTCTAATAAATGTATTTACTTTGCTTTCTATCCAGTTAAATGCACTATTTACTGCATTTTTAATTGCTCCACTGAAAGCATCACCTATTGTAATACCTATACTATGAAAGAAATTTGTAACTTGGTTAAACTTGTTTATTATCCAATTAACAGCATTAGAAATTGTGTTAATAATTTTAATTTCTATTGATGCAAAGAAGTTATAAATACTAAGTACAAAATCATCTATTTTCTTTTTAAAATCTTCAAATTTCTTTTTAATTGAATTAATCATAGTTGTAAATTGGTTTACTACTTGGTCTATTAACATACTTATTCCTTTTTTTAGGCCTTTCATTGCTAATTCACCTATATTTTCAAATGTTACTGACTCTGCTCCTTCAGAATTAATACCAAATATTTTAAAAGTTTTTATAACTATATCTTTCATTAATTCAAATAATCTTGGTAATGTTTTATTAAGTCCATTTATTAAACTATTTAATATTTTTTCACCAGTATTTTCAAATTGTTTTGGATCTTCTATAAAATCTAATACTGTTGATACTATTCCATCTATTATTCCTAATAATAATTCAATAGGAAATATAAATGAAGTTACTATAATATTTTCTAATAGTTTACCTAATATACTTGCCCAATCTAAATGTAATATGGTTTGAATTATTTTACTTACTAAATTTCCCCAATCTAAATCTGTAAAAGTTTTATTTATTAAATCTAGTAATTTTACTAATACTTTACTTATTCCACTTGCAAATTCTTTAGGATTAAAATCTTCTATTTTTTTATTTATAAAACCTATAATTTTATCAAATGTATCACTTACCCATTTTAATATTGCATCTAAATCAAAAACACTTAAATCTAGATTTGGTTGTAATGTCCAAGGTTGTATGTTACTACCTCCACCACTTCCACTAGAAGTATTGCTTGGTTCTGTTAAGACATTCATTTCATCAAAACCTGCTAGTTGTTTTTTCATTTCTTTTGCACTGCTTGCTCCACTGCCTAAGTTTTCAGCCATTTTCTTTGACCATAATTCACTTGCTCTACCAAATAAGTCTATTCCAAATAATGCATTATATATTTGATTTATTAAACTTAATATCACATGAAGTGCATTTACCAAATAATTTATTATAGGTTCTAGTCCTACTGCTAATACTAATCTCATTTGCTCCATTTTGCTACCTAATTCAGTATTATATTGTGCTAATGTGTTAAATGATCTAGTTATTAGATTTATTATGGTTCTCATACCTAATAATGCTAATACTATTTTACTAACTTTTTTTAGTACAGCACCAAATTTATTAGTTAATTTATTTACAGTTTTACCCATACCAGAAAAATTAAAATTCATACCTTCACTTTTATTTAATGCTTCTTGTATTTCACTATTATATTTTGCTTGATTTTGCTCACATTTTTGTATTTGATAATCAATATCATCATATTTTTGTTTCATTATTTCTAGTTCTTTTTCACCATTTTCAATACTAGTTACATATTTATCAAATTGATTTGAAATTTCTTGAAATGGTTTAGCTCTAAATGTATAGTCTTGATATTCTCCTGCTTTCATTTCCTCACTAAATTTTAATGATTGTAAATATTGCTTTGCTCTTTCTATGTTTTCTGGTGTTATATCTATACCATCCATTTGCAATTGTTCTTTAGCTATTCTTTCTAGTTCTTCTGCTAATTCATTAGTTTTTTGCTTGGCTTTTTCCATTTTATCTTCATACTTTGAAATATCTATATCTAATTTTGCTTTTTTGTTTAATAGTTGCTTTTCTCTTCGTTCTTCTTTTTCTAGTTTATCATATAGTTTTTGTAAATCTTTGTCTATTTTGCTTGTATCCATTTCTGCTCCGATTATTACATAACCATCCATTGAATCACTCCCTTTCTAAAAACCAAGTGCTTTATAAAATTCATCAACACTTTTTTGTTGTTCTTCTGTGAGTTCAATTTCTTTTTCTTCTTTATATTTTTTTAATGCTACTTGATTTTTTACTTTAATAATTTTTTCTCTTTCTTTAACATCTTTTATTTGACTAATATCAAAGTTTCTTATATTTCTTATTCTGTTTAATATACAGCAATCTCCAAGTTCACTATTGCTTAATCCATTAATTAATTTGTTAAACTTTTGCCAATCCATTTCTGTATTTTCTAGATCAATTTGGTAATCACTCATAAAACTTGCTTCAATATAGTTCATATCTTCAATATAGTCCATATCAGGTTCTTCATTAGTATTTACTTCTTTGCCACATGAAAGGTAATTTAATGCCCATTTTAGCAGTCTTTCATAGTGCATTGGTATATCTAGACCTTTTTCACCAAACATAGTACATATGATGCCTAAAACTCGTTCATAATCACCTATTGTATTGTCTTGTGCTATTTGATTACATCTAATTGCAGTTCTAAAATCAACATTAGCAGTATAAATCGTATCATCTATTTGTATTTTTTTTATGCAACTCATTCTACCACTTCAATTTTTTCTTTATTTCTTTCTACTGCTTGACTATATTTTTCTTTTACTTTTTTAGTTATATCATCCATATTTGTACTTAAATATGGTGATATTTGTTTTTCAATTATTTCATCTATTTCAGCAAGTGTAGTCCATCCTATTTTTCTACCATTTAATAGTTTTTGTACTCCATTTTCTCCTAGAAACATATTATATACTTCTACTTCTTTAGTAAAAAAATCATTTACAGCTTTTATTTTATCTTCTTGATTCTTACTTAACAACTTTTTACCTTTAACATCTTGCCTTCTATCAATTATTAAAACTTGGTTTCTTAAATTTTCTTTATTCTTCTTATCCTTTTCTAATAATTCTTGGTATTTCAAAGGTAATTCTATATCCTCTAAATCAAATTCTAAATATTCCCCTGTATCTTTTCCATCATTTGTTTGTATTCCTAATCTTAATATACTATCTTTATTTAACTTAATAAAATTGTCTGTCATTTTATTATCTCCTCTACTTTCTATTTTTATTTAAAAAAGGCAAGGCAATTATATTTCGCCTCGCCCTTATAAGTTATTATAAACTTGTAGTTTGTGTAAATGTAGGTACACCATCTGCTATTGAAGCAGTTCCTTCAATAGGATCTCCATTGAAATATATTGTATATTCAATTTGCTCACCACTATATGAAGTAACTGTTATTAAACAATCACTCTTTTTAGCTGGATAACTTCCGTTATTACCATTCCAAGTATCAATTTCAAGTATATGTGATGTACAATTTAATTTATCTCTACACAAATTAATAAATTCAAATTCAGGATCACCTTTATAACATTTTTGTGTAACACTAATTTGTTTTTGATTACTTGTGTGGTCATTTCTTGCTGTATCTTCTATAATCCATTGTTCAGTATCAACTTGTGGACTATATTCAACATTTGCTTCAGAAATTCCAATTCCGATTACTTTCCAACTAGCAGTTGAACTTGGAGTAATATCCAAAAATTTTTGATATTGACTTCTTTTGTTTTTAACAATATCGCTAGGTATTAATGCCATAGTTTATTCCTCCTTATAATTTTTTGTTTTCTTCTTTAACTTTATTATTTAATTCTCTTTCAATAAGAACTAAATCTTTATAATCAAGAGGTTCAATAAAACCTTTTTCATTTAGCCTTTTTATTGCATTAATATCTTTTATATTGATTTCATCACCAACAATATAATTTTTACCATTAGCAATAAAATCTATCTTTGCAATTACTTTTTTCATTAGTTTTACTCCTCTCTATATATTATTTGTATTTGAATATCAAATGTTGCTTGTGTTCCATCTTGATTATTAAATGTTCCACAATTTAAACATTCAATACTTTCTATATTTTCTATATCAGGCAAAATGCCTTCATCATTATTAGACTTGATTTTATTTTCAAAATCTTCAAAAAAACCTATATTTTTAAGATTATTAATAGTATCTTGTGAATAAGATTTACGGCTTCTAAATGAATAAATATCTTTTTTTCTTTGAGTTCCAATTATCCAACTTTCAACTTCAGTATTTGTTGGTATTTTATCTAATGAATAATCACCAACTTTACCTAAAAAATCAGCACTAATTTGATAATTTCTACTTGTAGTAAGAGTATTTATAATTTCAAATAGATATATTCTTAATTTTGATATTCTATAATCTTCAACACCCATTATTTACCTCCACGATTTACATAATTTTGTACTTCTTTAACAACATCTTGCATTTCAGCACTTACCATTCGCTTATCCCAATATTTACCAGCAAGTGGGTGTTTATCAGTATGATAGTTAAGTGGTTTACCATTTTTACTAACA